TATAAATCTTTAATAGGCGTATATGTGACTTTATTTTACCATACCATCTAGTTTCATACTGTCTCCTCAGGAACAATTCCAGCTTTTTTCATTAATTCTGGTATACTTCGATAATCGACACCGTCTAAGAACTCATACGGATCCTCTTCATTAGTGTCACCCAATTCAAAACCAAGTGCACTCATATAAGAATACGCCATACGAGCCGGTATAGTATTTGATACCAATCCATCTTCGGTCTGAACACTATGATATCTTGAAGGATCGTCAAACAACAATGACCCAGCCTTTTGTAATCGTAATTCAGGACTTGTTGAACCGATTGCTAAGAACCGCAATACTTGTTCAGAATCAACCAAGTTTTTCAAATCTGTTGTTTCCATATCAGATATCTGGTTCGGAGTATCACCAAACGGTTTACCAATCTCAGCCTTCTTTACAGATTTATTTGGTAATCCTAACGGATTCATAGAGCCGATCGATCTAGCAGAAAACATAGCATCCGGCAACTGTTTAAGTACAAACATATACACATCACCGATTATAACTGGATGACTTGATACAAATTCTCGAATCAGTGTGTTATCGTTTTTCTTGAACACTCTAGATTTGGTACTATTAAAAGGGTTTTTATAATTTTCAGCTTGCGATTCGCTAAATTTATTAGAATCCCATTCGGCATCTAAAACTTGTGCAGTATTTATCCAAGACACGATATCGTCAGGATATGCGTCGTCTCCAGCAGTTAATTGATCTATACCTACCTCATTTTTATCATCCCAAGAATAATTATCAATCCATTTATTGGCTTCATAATCTTTCTTAGATAACTTCAATTGGTTTGTTGTTTCATCAATATTGTGTATACCGAATTCAATTTCTTGATATGTGTCTTTCTCGCCTTTCTTTTTACCTTTGGTTTTCTCAGAAACAAACGTATAATTTTCAAGTAAGTTTTCAACTTTATCAAGATTTCCTTGGGTCTCGTATAAGTCTATAATTTCTTTTGAAACATTATATTCTTTACACATTCTAATAAACGGAATAGTTATATCGTATTTTGTTACAATTTCTTTCAATTTATCCCAACCTATTGAATTGTGTACCGGTGGATTATAAACCATGATCCCATTGGGACTTTTGTACAAATTCTGTAATAACTCATCCTGTTCTTTCTTAGGTTTAGATTTATAATGTTTTCTAACATATAAACCCCATTCGGGACTTATATCTGTGAGATAATTACACATTAATTCTATAGCATCTTTAGAAGATTTCATCTCTTTCATACGAATCATAATTATATCCGATATAAAACTTATAAGTTGGTCAAACAATTGTTCCGGATTGGTTCGACCAATGATACCATTCGAACAAATAATAACGTCAGCTCTGCGACCATATTCATCAACAGGCATATACTCATCTGGCCAAATCGCACCAACAATACTTTTTCCACCACATCTATTCGTGAGCTTACTTCCTACAGTCAATCCACAGTTTTCAACAGTATATACAGTAATATGAGCAAATTCAAAATTACCAGTACGACTTGAATACTTAATATTAGGACTGATGTAGTTCTTAGCATTGAATAATGTGTGTTCTAATCGATCAGAAATAACATTTGTTCTATCATTTACTATTGGTTGCAACACGTTCACGATTTCACTATTATATCTAAATTGATCTTTGTATAATTGTGATAACTGTTCACGATGTGGATCATTTTCAAGTTCTTCTAAATCATTTACTTTAATATCGATATCTATAACTTTACCATTAGCTTTGAATTTATTATCCGTATAATACAAATTCATAAGTGCGTTGGATGTAAAATCTGCGGAAATATTTTTCTTATTCATCTTTCGAACAGCAAACAATATTCCTTTTTCAGTCACATCTTCCCCGACCATAGGTAATACTTTATAATCATTGAGATCACCATAAATATTACACAATATATCGTTTTTATTTATAGCATATTCTGTTTTCGTAATCAAATCATAACGAGTGGTTTCAGCACAAGTTTTAGAAACAACAACAGAATCTTCTTTAACTTCTGGTATAAACAAATTTGTTACTTTGAAGTTTCTACCATATCTATAATTTCCAAAACTATCCAATGATTCTGCTTGAAACACTATATCATCTTTATTGATACGTGCGCCAGGTCGTTTATAATCGATTGGAGTCATCGGTCTCAGATAACCATGATTATCTGATAGTTTTTCATAATGAGACACTTTCATAACTGTGTATGATTTGGTTCCCATTTCTCTTAAAACTAATAAATAATTCATGTCTGGAAAAGATGAATGTCTTGGAATTTTTGCAATTATTTCATAATTCGCATCCGCTTTTTCAAACGAGTTTAAATATTTTCCAAACTGATTTTCCCACCCTGTAAAATTTCGTGGAGTCTCTGGATTATTAATCATTATATGTTGCGCATAGTGTACAGAATGCATATGATTACGTGATCCAGACATCTGAAACGGATGAGTTAATAAACTTGTTGATAATACTTTGTTGACATTTTCACCAGAATATTGCTCAATAAGATACCTCATCTCTGTTTCTGTAATATTACCACTATCCATATTGCCTCCAATAATTAATTATTATAAACGAATAACTGTATTACATCCAACAATTTATCCATTTTATCTCCTACTCCAGTTCCATGGAACATTAAATCCATAAAATCTTCAATTATATCAAACATATTTCTCCCAATATGATAATACACGAAAATATCCCAAATCAATGGGATATTTCGTTTATATTATTTTATTGTATTATTTTTCTTAGCTAACCAATCCGTACAGAAACTTTCAAAAGGTTTATATGTTTCTGTAGTTTTAGTCGTTTGTTTCTTTTTTCTCGGTTCTGACTTCTCAGTAGCAAACTTTTTCTTAGGCATTTGTTTCTCAAATTCTAAATTTCCAGCAAATTTGACAGATTTTGTTTCATCCATGATATTCTTCCTCCCATTAATATCCATATCCATATCCATATCCGTTTTCCTGTAATACTTTTCGTATTCCGATAAATGTTTTATATTCTTCAGTAGACACAAATCGATTCAATTCCTCAGAGCTAAATGTTTTCATAGTCTCTAATATTTTAGCATATGTGATTTCCATATATCCACCGATCGACGATAACACTATTCTTATATCAACTGTAGTTGTATCATCCGAACGAGGTATATCATGATCTGACGTATATTTTTTACCAAGTATAATACTTACCAATCCTCCTCTCCATCGGGTAGCACATATTCTGTATTACCGATTTTAAATGTTTCACCAGACAACGAAAACACTTTTTCACTATCCAAGAATCCCATAGTCATGAGTTCAATAGCTTCTTGTTTCAATCGTTCACTCATATAATATTCTTGTTCTAATACCATCGCAAAATCACGATATATTTCAAAATATTCATCGGGTACAACCCAACCATGGTTGATATATGTGGGATAATCTATAGAGTGTTTAAGAATAAGATATATTCTCGCTTCATACGGGAGTTCCATTAATTGATCAAAATCAAACTTTTCATTATTAAAATTAATATGTTTCTCTACCAAAAAAGCTCGAGCAGTAAAACTCATCGCTCTCGCTAAAATTGGTTCTTCGTGACATTTATCTAATAATGTTTTTCTACTGAATGTAATTTCGGGTAGTATTTTTAGATAATACGCTTGTGGAGAACCGGCAAGTCCATACTGTTGTTCACCATATAACATTTCGAAATCACTTAATTCTGGTTTATATCCAGTAGCCGTATCGAATACCATCGGATATCGAATACCTTCTGGACCATTTTTATTTTTAAGCCATTCCATAAATGCTACAATACCATGTACAGAATCACCATATATTTTATTTCGTTCATTAAACAATCGTTCTTTGAGAGTAAGCATGTATACAACAAACGATTGGTATAATAACTCGTTTCCACCTTTTACTTTCTGGTTATATTTCATACCAGGTAATTGTGGTTTAGGAGGATTGTATCTATCTAATACAGGAACTTCGACCAAGTGGTTAATCATTAAAATACATATATTTGCATCCGAGCATAATTTCTTGGCTTCATTAATAAAAATTGTATTATCTTTTGCGATCTGCATAGCATCCATATTGTTTGTACCAGCTACAGAATCTGTCGATTTTACTTCACCGTCTTTATTGAATTCCAACTCGGTTTTTGTACGAATTGCTGCAATAGAGTCAATAATTACGTATGTTGTAGGGAGAACTTTGATTGTGTGTCCGCCAATTCCTCGAATACCTGTATCTACTTCCAATTCATTTCGATACTTTAATTTATGTTTCGCCAATACAGCTAAATCATTATAAATTTCAATAATCGACATCGGTTTAGATATAAATCTGACTCGCTCAGCCATCATTTTATCATCCCAACCAGTCACCGTCTGCCATCGTCGTGACGACGTATGCATCTCAACATTATAAAAAATTGCTTCTGACACAGGTCCATAGAACCGATACCAGTTGTCAACGGCTGCCGCAACCTTTTGTATAATAAACGTAGATTTTCCAACGGAAGACATCCCTAACTCAGTGTACGGGTAATCAAATAGTCCGCCGTTGAGAATTTCTACATCTAATTCTCCAATATTTTCTATATTACTAGATAGAACATCTATCGCAGTAAACCCAGTAAACATTCCGATATCAGAATCGAAACTTCCAATTTTTCTAAACGCTTCATTCGTTTTATTAATCGAATTTAATAAAAAACTCATATTTCTTCTTCCTTAACATGTAATTTGATATGTGTTTTAAGTTGGTCAAGTCTTCTATTATAGTCATGTGTATCGTATACCATATCTTGCACAATATCCAATATTATCGGTTTCGGTATATTATGACAACTCGCCTCGATGTCTCTAACCAATCTATACCTTTCTTCTTTTAATCGTTTGTAGGTTTCGATTATATCTTTAATAGTAAGATTGTTTTCTCCCATACGAGCTCCTTATTATTTTTCAGCAGGTTGATTAAAATCAACTTTAAATCTTTGATCCGTTTCGGAAGAATCGTGATTTTCTCTTTGGATTTTCGGTGATTCTCCACCTAAAGAATATATATTTAAAAAGATTTTGTGCAATTTTGTCCTATCATAATTGTCTAGCATATCTGTATACGGTTTCGTTGAATCTGTACTAGTTCTACGAGCTTCGTTATACATTTGGATATCATTTATTTGATTTTCTGTATGCAATTTCCATAATGTGGATCGCACATATTCTAAAACATATGGTAAAATGTTTGGGGCTGGTCTCTTTTTAAGATAATAATCTTCAAGACTATACCCACTATGAAGTTTATAAATCATATTTTTAACATAATCTGGTGTTTCAGCAACAAATCTTGTATACAGATTATTAAAGAAATATTCAAAAAAAGATGAACTTTCTTTAACACCGTCTTCATTTTCTACCGATATTCGTATATCGCTTCGTAACAAATACTGAATCAAATCTCTATATTTTTCTTTAAACAGGTTCTTTATAGGAGATTTTTCATCAAATTCTATATCTTTTCTAGAATAATAAACGATCGCTTTATTTATTTGTAAATTGATATAAAACGACACAATAGAACTCATTTCTTGTATATTAGTTATACTGATATTAGAATTTGCTTGTAAAGCATTTGTTAAGTTTATTTTTGTATAAACTAGATAAATTATTATTATAATCAAACAAGCTATAAATACATATTCCATTATTTCTTCTCCATTTTCTTTATATATTCTGAAATGAACTTATTGTCGATCTTATTTAAATCCCCAGGTAATAATAATTGATCAATCTGTTCCGATGTAATAAGTTTTTCATTCATAGGTCTAATCTTTTGTGGATTATATGATAATATTTCTGGATATTCTATTTTATCTGTATCGTGATATTGTTCTAAATAATCTTGATACTTTAATTTGGTTCCCATCGGTATAAATTCTTCATATTCTTCGAAAAAGATATCGTAATCGCCTATAACGAGATCAGGATGTATATCAAGCTTTCCATCATGGACTAATCCATGCGATGTTGGATCTAATGGTACTAAACCGATTTTTAACTGATAATGTATCCGCGCAACTTCTTTTTCAACCTCGTGTTCATAAACCCATCCACCGTTTTTTTTAAGCTGTTTATTAACAACAGCTTCTGTATAATCATACATCGTGAATGGATGAT